TTGATGTAGTCCACAAGAACTACGCCTGTATTTAGGTTTTCAACTTTCTTATCAAGCTCTGCTCGAATACGAGACAAAGAAAGGCTCGGATCATAAATTACATCTAGCTGACGAGTCGGGAGAAGCTCGCAGGTAGTTGTGAGATCATGATGGAACTTATCGAAGTCTCTATGGATCTTATAGTCCTCGAGTTTGGGTTCGCCTTCTACAAAGCGACTTGCCCACCATTCTGCAACTGCATACCACTCAACTACAGAAAGGTTTTTGGATTTGACTTTGCCGAAGTCAAGTCCTGTGGCAATAGAACAAAGTCTCTGGAGAATCTGACGACTCGGCATTTCTATAGTAAAATAGAGTGCTGAGCGGCCAGACTTCCAGATGTTGTGAGCAATATTTGCACACGTAATGGACTTACCTGCACCTCTTCTACCACCAATCAGAACTAAATCTGTAGGTGAAAAAGTAAACATATCATCATACTCAGCATTCAAGCCAAGTGGAATGAACTTGTCAAGATCATCATCGGAATCAAACAAAGGAATACGCTGCATACTCTCTTCAGGTTTCTGCAGGTCTACTTTGTCCTCTATATCAATAACAATCTGATGCAGATGAGACACACTTTCTTCTGCATCTTCAAAAGACACAGAGTTTTCTACATAGTTTTCGAGGGAATCTAGAATCTCTTTTTGAGTATACTCATTCTTGAGATACTCCAGAAGCATATATGCGTCTGCTTCTACCTCTACAGATTGAATAGCATAGAGCTTTTCAAGAGTTGCAGAGTCACGTAGATTGAGTTCTAAGTCCTCAAAGGTGGGAAGTTTGTGGTATTTACTCGAGTGTTTCTCTATTTGTGCAAAAATAGTATGATACTGCGAAGGTAAATAATCTCGACGAACGTTGCTCCAGGTCTCAAAGTCCTGTAGCACAAGCACTTGTTTTATAAGTGCGCTCGCTAAGTTCAAACTTTCCCCCGAAAAACTTGCAAAAAGAAGCCTCCTACCGAAGCAGGAGGCTTAATAAAAAGAAATTAGCCTGCGGCTTTTTCTTTTCGAGCACGCCCGTCGTAGTCATTGGCAGAAATACCACGACGAGTAAGCATCGTTTTTACACCACGAACAGTTTTGCCGATTGCATCAGCAATTTCTTCTACGGTCATTTCTTCAATACCGTTGATCCCTTCGAGAGGATCTTCTTTCGCAGCGCCCTTGGTGTGTTCTTGACGCGGAATCGCGTCGATCACACCGGCCCGCAGCAAGCTGAGAGCTTTACCACGAACACTAGGAATTTCACGACCGAGAGCTTCTGCGATATTCTCTACAAAAGCGCCACCGTTTACCAATTCGATAAACTGGGCTTCTTCCTCTTCCGAGTAAGTACGAACCGTTTCCACTTTGGGAGCCGGCTTCACGTGGTCCGTGAGTTCCATAGACAGGATCTTTCCTTGAACTTGCTTTTTATTGAAAGTCCCGCTTTCGAAATGCTCAGCGATTTGAGCATAGGTGTATTCGCCACTGTTATCTTGCACAAATGCGGCAAGAGTTGCAGCCTGATCGTCGCTAAAGCTACGGCCAGAGGAGGCGGATACGAGTTCTACTTCGTAGCCCATCTTTCGCAGTTTGCTAGAGATAGAACGAGTAGAGGTTTCAAGCGAATCAGCAGCTTCCGCCACCGTTGCTTGAGAGATAGGTGATTCGTCACCTACAAAGTTTACGAGAGTATCAGTACGCTCGTCAGTCCACTTAGGCAATGCCATGTAGTTCTCCAATAAGGTCTTTTAGATGTGTGACAACAATAATGCCAGAGTCTCTTGCTTTCTGAGTCTTTGCTGATTCGATACCACTTTCGTTTACTAGATGTGTAACATCCATCGTTACAGACGACTTAACAAGGTAGCCTCGCTCATTCAGAGCTTCTGTTGCTTCTGCTTTCGTCTTAAAACTCTTTAGTCTACCAGAAATACAGACAACTCCCTGAACAGAGGGTTGCTCCACTGGTTGGTCGAATTCGAAACTATGTGGTAGTTCACAGAAAGGATACTCATTTTCTACCCAATTTATTACCGACTGAGTAACCTTTGGCCCAAGACCTGCTTCTTTGCAACTTTCATAGTTTACATCATGAATACTCTTACAGACTGATGAAAGTTTAGCGGAGGCTGTCTTGCCAACCAAAGGAATACCTAGTGCGGGTAGAAGTAAGTTCAAACTTGCATTTGTTGAGTTTCTAATTTCAAAAAATAACTTCTCTGCAACCTTCTCAGAATCGAGAGCCTCTGCTATCATCATCTTTGTCAGTGTATAGATATCTGCAAAGTCTGATAACTCCAGCTTTTGTATACTGGCGGGGCCAAGCCCTTTGATTTTCAAAGTCTTAGCGAAGTGCTCTATCTTCTTTGAAGATTGAGAGAAGCATTCGGAATTCCTGCAATAAAGTAAATCATTCGACCACTCAAGTGGAGCTTCACAGCTAGGACACTCAGTGGGAGGAACGATTTCTCTCATGTGGGAACCTTTCATTGAAATTGAACACATATTATATGAAATTTTGAGGTTTTTGTCAAGAACTATTTTTTCGGATGTCGGACTAGTCAACACGTCTAACAATGCGAGGTATAATCTCGCCACTCCGAATAACTTCTACTTGACATCCAATCTCAAGATTTAATGCACGAATATATTGAATGTTATGCAGTGTTGCACGAGAAACGGTAGCGTCGTTAATGTTAACGGGTTCCAGGATTGCTACTGGACTTACCACTCCGGATTTTCCTACTTGCCACACAACATCCAAAAGTCGAGAGAGAACCCCCTCTTTCAACTCTTTTCTAGCTACACTCCCTCTCGGGTGGTGTGCTGTAAACCCCATATTATAATACAGTGTATTAGAGTTTACACGAAAAACGTCTCCATCAGTGGGAAACTCGTCCTCAAGACCCTCGCCTTGAGCACTTTGAAATCCAAGTTCTTCGAGAAGATTTAAGGTTTCAGTATAAGTTTCCGTTTCAGGTTCTCCCTCCGTTTGTAAATCATAGGCTACAAAGGTGAGTGGCCGGTTATGAAACTCGCTCACGTCCTTCAGATTCAGTGACCCCGCAGCAAAGTTCCTAGAGTTAGGAATTTCTTTGGGAGCAACCACTTCGCCTGTGATTTGTACTAGCTTATCGGTATAAGAAATACACTGAGGGACAAGAAACAGAAATTTATCTGTAACTTCCCTACCTAGATTTCCGTCACCTCTCGTTAAAGCTAGTAGCAGTCGCCCTCCTCCGTAGAGAAGAGATACGGCTGCACCATCCAGTTTAGGAGTTTTTACGACTACTCTTCCTTCGGAAAAGTCCGAAACTTCTTCGTCTGTAAAAACTTTTTGCAGAGAGTACATGCGAATGAAGTGAGGAACCCCATCCGTAATCTTATGCCCTACACGCACATAGTTATACGCTGAACACAAAACGTCGAACTCAGCATCCGATACGACAGGACTACCCTTGTAGTACATATCGCTAAGATAGTCTAAAAGTTCCATGACTTCCCTCACTGAATGAAACTATATTATACAGCCGAGAGGAGAGAAAGTCAAGATTTAATTGTAGATCTCGTCCAAATAATCTTTGAAGTAAGTTTCTAGTATATCTTTCGCTTCTGCCAATGAAAGTATCTCTACTAGACCCGCGAAAAGCGCCCTAGAGTTATCGAAATCTAACTCCATAGCTACACCTTCTTTTGAAGGCTTCCACTCTTCATCAAAGTCTAAGTAGTACTTACGAAGGTGAAGATACTCTATATCTCTGAATGTATTTACAGAGAGTCTTACTTGAATATTCTTCTCTTCGTCTACATGTACTACTTTTTCAAAAGCGGCCGGGGCTTCATGAAGTTCCATTTAATCCTCGTTCTTTAGAATCGAAGACAGAGGAACGACACTTTTTACGTTAGACGGCTTTAGCAGTCTATACGAATCCGTATCCCAGCAAAAAAGCAAAAGGGTCCCTTCAGACTCTTTCGCCCTATTAACTTTCTTCTGAATATATGGGGTGCTAAAGTCTAGCGTGCAAACATTATACTTTAGCTTTTTTGAGTTTTCACTTTTGTAAGTGATAATTGCATCACCGTATTCGGTGACCAAATTTGCTAACTCTTGCTTTCTCATTACCTCTTCCTAGTAGATTAGCAAAATCTTTTACTGCCCTGCTAGGAGAAATGAAGGCCCGTTGGATAACAAGGTGGGCCAAACCCCGTCTAGCTTTAAGCAGCTAGAGAATAAACGTCGTCGTTAGCGTTTATGTTTAAGTTGCTCTATCGTAGTCTATTTCTGCCCTGTCGAAACCTTTCACCCCCATCAAAAACACACCTTGATGCGCTTTTGGTGGAGGTGGGGGCATCGAAGCCCCGTCCAGGTCACTTTACTGCTACAAATCGCTGAGCTACGCTGCGTTCGTCAACACCGAGGTGAAGTACTGTGCAGCCTTACCGGTCATCTTACTGATGATCTCTTCATCAACTTCTGCACCCATATCGGTGAGAGCTGAGACAAGTGCTTCTTGTGCAGCGGCTTTGGATACGCGAGTACCGCCACCACCACCGCCATTACCGTTGGAAGGAGCTGCAGGAGCTTTCTTCACATACACTTCGGCCTTGCTAAGAATCATACGAACTCCGTTGGGAGACTCGTCATACTCTTCTGCAATCTCTTTTACAATTTCGATGGAGTTTTCAGGAGTAGGATTCTGTTCCTGATATGCTGCGATTACTGCGTCTTTCTTTTCTTGATCCCAAGCCACGTTTATGTCCTTTTGGTTGGTTTGTTTATTCGGGAAACTTGTTTCCCTAAGATTTGAAATATATTATAGGAGATTTTGACATTCATGTCAAGAACTTTTTTTGTCTAAGTAGTAATAATACTGTTGAGATTCCTGCCAGCTAACCAGCCGCTTTGCCGGGTATGTCCAGAACTTACCGGGGTAATTAGGAATTTCATCCTCAGAAAGCATACAACGAAAGCATACCTCGTCCTTGAGAACGTTTCTTATTGTGCCAGCCTCCTTACAAAAATGAGTCCACGTCATAATTAAATCCTCTGTAGGTCTACACCTGCCTCTTCTAGGTGAGACAACTTGCCCAGGTCATATGCAAGGCAGTATGCGCTAAAGCCACCTACTTCTATGCCAGGAAACCAGCTATCTGAAGTGTCTACTTTCTCGAACACATATATTTTATAGCAAGGGCTGCCATACCGTTTCATATAGACACTATCATCTAGTCGGCCATCTACTTGTGCAGGAGCGTCATATGAAGCAGACCAAACTCGTTCTCCTACTTCGAAGTCTTCTGCAACACACTGTTCCGGCAACAACAAAGGATGCCTTCTCTCGTCTTTCTTTCTTCGAGTAGGTACTCCTAGCTTCTCAATAATAGTTTTTACGAAGGAAGGAGAGCGATATAGAGACTTTGCAATTTCTGCAACGCTATTTCCTTCTAAGTAAAAGAGAACTGCCTGAGATATCTCGAACTTGTCTGCGGGCTTTCCACGGTTCGCAGCTTTTCTCTTTTCTGTAAAAGCTGCTTTCTCTTCGTACTGCTGAATGATATTATTCAGACGAGTAGTATTGTATGAGATATTTAGAATCTCACACGCTTCTTTTTTCGTAATTGAATCTTTTGCCCCTAACAAACTTATCACATGCTTTACATTCGCATCTGTGATGTTTTCATGGGCTTTCCGCTTTACTCGCTTAGTCGGCACGAGGGTCTTCTCCGATACTGAACTTGAGGTACCAAATAGCCTTTTTGACATCTTCTTCTGGAGACGTGTGCTTCTCAGCAGCCCTCCAGAGGTACTTAAAGGCATTGATTCGAGCATACTTCGCTACATGAAAGCGCCCAAAAGCGGCACACATAGCATCAATACACTCTATATCACTGTCTGCATAATGAGCAGGCTTTGATACTGGGTCAAAATCGTATACATCGTCTTCTACTGGCTCTTCCTGAGCAGGGGGATACTTGCTATTCGTCATCTACAAAATCCATAATCATTGGGAACACAGTAGAAATCCTTTGAGCGCACTCAATGGCTACTTCTCTGTGCTCTAGTTGTGTTCCATTTCCGCTTCGCAACTGTACATAATGAATCCAGCTACGAACGGAGCCATTCATATACAGACGAGAGTTAGTCATTCCTTCTGGAAGCACTGCTCTTGCCTGTTCTTTTGCGAGCCCTTGGTCTATAGCCCATCTATATGCATCATTTGCGGCTAACCAAGCAACTTCTTGTTTTTGCCTCCACTCTTCGTGAATATGAGGATCCTCCATTCGTACTGAGTTTTGGCGATTCTTTAAGTCTTGTCCTCTTGCTTCTCGGTAAGTAACATCACCTAACACGTTTACATCAGAATACCGCTGACTGAACTCTTGAAAAGAAAAAGACCTATGTCTTAAAATCTGTCTAGCGATATCCCGAGTAGTCTCAATTTCGAGACAAATGTTTACCATTTCAAAAGGAGACCAGTGCCCCTCTCGAATCATGTACTTTATAAGGCGTTCGCCTGTTTTTGTGTTGTTTTGTCCTGCGGGGTTTGACACTCTTGCAATATATGCAATAGTATCCATTAATTCCGGACTAGAAGCGTGCACCAATTCTACTCTGCTCACGCGGTTATTCTCCTGTCGTAATTTGCTTCAGTTTCATCCCACCAGTGTGGCTTCTCTCTGTACTTCCAGCTAGCAAAGGGAGCTTTATCTTTGTGATAAAACAACCTGTATGCTTCTACTGGGTCGGCTTTCTTACAGCTCTCTGGCATTGCCTGTACAAATTGGGTGAGGCCATCCCGTGGGATGTGTAGTATATTTGGTAGTGAATTCGCGACTGCATACACTGATTTATGGCTTTTTCCGTATCGGAATCCATATTCCTCGTTGAGAGCCAGTGCATAGCAGAAAAGCCACTCATAGTTATCAAGACTACTACGAGTCCATATAGTGCAAGGATGGTTCGCCATCGCAACGGCATAAGTTACATTCTCCGGGTGCTTGCATTTTCTAAGTATTGCAAGCTCTTCTTTCCACAGCTTACGAGGAACGTAGCCTAGGTAGGTGTCTATCCAATGAGTTGTGCAGAGCATCTGTGCTGCCTCTAAAGGCATTTTTACGACATGTTTGTCGATGTGGTACTCTGCACACTTATCTAAGTCTCTATCAAGTATAAAAATATTCATGAGACGTATTATGAAGGCTTTAGATTAAATTGTCAAGAAATATTTTCAAGTCGGATCTAGAACCATCCCAACGAAATGTTTCTGTATTACCACCATATATAAGACCTGTATTATGCTTATAAGGCTCTAATTTCTTCAGTGCGGCGCTTTCATAGCTCGCACACTCTTCATAGGTTTCAAAAACTATAGTATCAATTACTTCGGAGGTTTCGCCAAACCTTTTTCGTCTTTTATCAAGGTTACCAGTTATACCTACTTTATATACACTTAATTCAGGAAAGAATATAAGATAAAAAGTTTTCGTATTCATCCGATTTGCGCGAGTAGAGCAGTTAGGGCATCCTACGTAGTCCTTTAAGCCCGATATGCGCACCCACCACTCATGCTCGCAAGGTATGTGTCTTACTAAGCTTTTCCCTTGAACTTTATATTCTAAAAGTTTATACTCTGTATCCTTGAGTTTTTCTATTGCTTTCAGTTCCTCCTTTTTGGCTATATCGACTACTACTCGTAAGTCGGATGCTTTATCAGTAATTGAAACTTTTGATCTTCCGAGCTCTTCTGCTAGTGCAGCGGGGCCCTTAGTTGCATAATTATCTTTAATATACTGCAATTCTTTCTTACTGTAACGAGGATTCGCAGGAGTTAATACACCACCCATCCTGAAAGCCTGATTAACAATTGATGAAGGAGTTCTGTCCAGTTTTTTCGCTAACCACTGTAGGCCTCTTTTTGGATCGCAATATGCTTCTCGCACTAATTCTCTTTCTTCTTCAGTCCAGAATTTCCGACCAGGTCTAGATAGTCCTTC